AAGATCGCCGGAGAGGGCGAGAAAATCGACAACCTTATGAAGGGGATAGCGAGAAAAGACCCGAGAATCGTAGAGGAGGAGCCGGTTGCTCAACTTCAGCACCCCGGTTGACATCCACAAATACGGTCTCGACTCCGAGTATATCCTCGGCACGGACGAACGAGACCGCCTGCACCGCTACTGGCACGGCATCAGGGACGCAATCCTAGAGATCGGGATAGACTGCTACCGGCCTTTCACCTCCGAACACGAAGCCTTCCTCAAGACCACCGCGAAAGAGACCGTCCTGCTCGGGGGCAACTCCTCGGCGAAGACCTGGACGGCCGCGGCCAAGTTCACCGCCATCATGATCGGGCAGCACCCGACAATCAAGACCAGGACGCCCTGTAACGGATGGGTCGCCTGCGAGGACTTCGCTCTCACCAAGGAAGGCCCGCTCAAAGCCCTGCTCGTCCTGGGGGCGCAGTACATCGAGAGCTACAACGCGCAGACCAAGACCATCTCCTACAAGAACGGATCGACCTGCCAGATCAAATCCTACGAGTCGGGCTGGAAGAAATTCCAGGCGGCAGCGGTCGATGTCGTCTGGCTGGACGAGGAACCACCGGAGGACATCTTCAAGGAGTGCCGCCTCAGAACTCTTAGAACATCAGGCTTCATCTTCATCAGCATGACGCCGCTGGAAGGCTTAACGTGGTCACACGACCTGCTCTTCGAGGCGAACAACGAGATGGAGGTGTTCGAGGTCACGCTGTTCGACAACTTCACGCTCGCGGAGGCGGACATCGAGCGAACGATTGGAGGGTACAGTGAGCAGGAAAAGCAAGCCCGAGTCTACGGGAAGTACACCCAAATGGCCGGACAGATTTACCCCACCTTCAAACGAGCCATACACGTCTGCGACCCGTTCCCGCTTGGGAAGGACTATGTTGTCTTCCGGGGAATCGACCCTCATATCACAACACCGACAGCGGTTATATACCTCGCCGTGGGGAAGTTGGGGGATAAATTCGTCATCAAAACTCAAACCTTGGACGGTAGTATTCCTGAAATGGCAATAGAGATGAAGCGGGAGAGCGAGGGGTATCGCCTCGGGTGGGACGCGATGGACTCCGCAGCCAAGACCGACATACGGATCTTCGGCGTGGACATCTATTCCGAGTTCTGCCTGAACGGCGTCAACGCCCTTCTCGCGCCCAAGGGGCCGGGAAGCATCGGCAAGGGCATCTCCGACATCAAGGAAGACCTGAACGTGAATAATTTGACCGGGACACCCGTGCTCCGGTTCTTCGATACACCCGAGAACAAGCCTATTATCAAATCCATGCAGACTCTAACCCGAGAGCAGTACCGCGACGAGTCCAAGCACGGCAAAAAGGACAAGGTGGCTGAAAACAAACACCATCACCACGCGGCTCTCAGGTACATCTATCAGCTCAACCCGGCCTATTTCGAGCCGATGGAAGAGCCTAATGTACTCGAACCGCTAGACGCGGCCGTAGGGTATTAGGAGGACGGTATGGGATTGACAAACAAGGAATATCTCAAGAGGGTCAGGACGTTCAAGGATTCCTGCGAGAAGTACCTGGACACCAACCAGATCACGCAGTGGAAGAAAAACGACAATATGTACCGCATGATACACGAGAACAAGGCGATAGAGACCGACGCCCGGTACAAGCACCGCAGCAAACTCTACATCCCCAAGGCCCGGAACGCCATGATCCGCAAGTTGGCGGCCTATGTCGCCACCTACTTCAGCAACCCCGACGTGGTGAACCTCCAACCCCGGCTGAAAGGCAACGCCGAGATGGAACAGGCGGCCAAGCTCCTCTTCTCGGCCGTCAATTATCGACTGAAATACTCCTACAAGTTCTTCCTCAACGCCGTATTTGCGTGGTTCGACATGATGAAGTACGGCAGGGGCATTGTAACGATGGGGTGGGATTACATCGAGGACACGAAGAAGGTCAAAGAACCCGAACTCGACGACATGGGAACCCCGACCGGGGAAGACGTTACGCTGGAAGAGGTAATCGTCCTGAAGGACGAACCCAACATGCGGCATGTCCCCCTGACACACCTCTTCGTCGCGCCCAACGCGAACCCGATCGACCCGATCAACACCAGCCCGATACTGATCGAGAAGATGCCCGTGTTTGTGTACGACGCAAAGCAGCGAATAGAATCGGGGGAGTGGAAGAAACCCGAGGACTACGAGAAGGACTTTGACTTCAGCCCCTACGGTTGGTCGCCCACAGAGTTCGACGAGGAGATATACCCCGAGGAGACCATCGACTTCGACAAGAACCCCGAATGGCAGCAGATAGAAGTCTGGCGATGCTTCGTCAACCTTGACGGAAAGGATATGTTCTTCCTGTCCCTGACCGATCAGCACATGCTGACCGATCCCGAGGACGCGGAGGAGAAGTTCCCCTGCCGGGGCCGCCCGTATGTGATGGGCGGGATCATCCCCGATCCGCAGACGGTGTACTGGCCCTCGTTCCTCGAAACCGTAGACGGCCTTCAGAGAGAACTCAACGCCATCAGGAACCAGAGACGCGACAATGTGACGCTGGCCCTGAACAAGAAAATCCTGGTGAGAGCCAACTGCGGGATCGACTTGGGATCGCTCCTGTACTCACGCCCGGGTGCGCCGATCGTAGGGAACGACATCGGAGAGATGGCTGTCAGGGAGCTCGTCTACACGGACGTTACGAGCTCCTCCTACAAAGAGCAGCAGATGAACGAGCAGGCGTTCGAGGAGACGACCGGGATCACCCCGTACAACATGGGGGCGCAGCGTCCCGGCATGAACCAGACCGCAACAGGCACAAGCGTCCTGACCGAATCCGCCAACACCGGGATCGTCATGGACATGAGCTTCATCAACGAGACCTTCATGATCCCCGTGCTGGAGATGGCGACGCAGTTCGTCCAGGCATACGAGAACGAGGCTACGCTCCGTCACGTGGCCGACCAGGAAGGCATCGACTTTGATACGATCTGGACAAGGGACGCCATCGAGGCCAAGTATGATGTGGAGGTTCAGGCCGGCGTGGGCTCGACCAACCGGGAGATGAAGTTCAGGAACCTCGGCATGCTGATCGACCGGGCGATGGCCCTCAACACGCAGTACGGTGCGCCCGTCATGAACATCATCGAGATGGTGAAGGATGCCCTGCCCCTGTCGGGCCACATGAACCCCGACAAGTATATCAACCAGCAGGTGATCGACGCGATAATGGCGAAGTTCGGACAGGTGACACAGACATCGTTGCAGAATCCGGCCCTGATGCCTCCGAACCTCATGAACCCGGCGAACAGCGGTGGAGCGGGGATACCCTCGGTAATGCCAGCCCAAGGAGGCCCAGGTGGATCAGGACAGGAGAGTGGTCAGGGATTCGGCGGAGACAGCCAAATCTATCGGTCAGGAAGTCGATGAAGACCTCAACGAACTGAAAAAGCTGATCGAGGACGCAGAACACCTCGAAGACTGCGTTAATTGCAGGAAATGTGTAGCGGTTTTGGACGCCCTGCGAAAAATATCTATTGACGCCCGGAATGAATTGGTACAAGTAGACCCTCAGAAGCTTACTGAGGTGCTGAGATTGCAACAGACAGCGAAAATATTCGACTCAGTGGAACTTGTCATCAGGAACACCATCAACCGTGGGCAGCTCGCCCTCGACCAACTATCCCCCCAGGAGGAATAAATGTCACCGAAAGAGGAAGGAACTCAGCACCCGATTGAATCGGCCCTGAACAATCCCGAGAACGACGCAGCCCGCGCAGAAGCAACAGACAATGTTCAATCCGGGGACGAAACCTACAAAGCCTCGGACAGAAACGCACTCCTCGCCCGTTACAAGAAATATGAAAGACAAGAGTTGAAAAACCTCGGCGTTGATCCCGACGAAATGGACAAGGCTCTCGACGAATTGGGCAAAGACGAAGAAGAGGAGGAACATGAACCAGAGGGAGAACAAGCACAGGACGCAACTGAGGGATCTGAAGGGGAAGGAGAGGAACCTGCCGAAGAGAAAGTGGCTGCTGAAAAAGAGGAAGGAGATGAATCCGAGCCCGATGCAGAAGAAGCAGCTCCCCTTGATATTGACAAGATCCTCAGTGCTAAAATACCAATCAAAGTTGATGGAGTCGAAGGGGAAGCTACCGTTGAAGACCTCCGAAAGTCTTATCAGCTCCAAGGGCATCTGACCCGGCAGCTTCAGGAAGTAGCCAAGACCAGGAACGATCTCCAGATATACGCGCAGCAGGTACAGGCCGCGAAGGCCCAGATGGAGAACGAGTTCAAGGATTACGAGGAACAACTCTTCTCCCCCGAGGAAATCAAGGTCAGGCAGCGCGAGCGCGACCGGGTGACCCAGGAACAGCGCAACGCATACAGCAATCAATTCCTGCAATGCAGGACGCTCCTATATCAGCGACACCCGGACGCGGATCAACTGGATTACGACCCCGCGTTCGTAGAGTTTCGACAGAAAGAAGCTCCTCTTGTCAACGAGCAAATGCTATCGACGTATGGCCCCGGAGTGTTCTTCCCTGCCATTGATCTGCTTCTGACCACCTATAAGAAGATCAAGACGCTGGAGAACGAACTCAAGGGTGCGAAGACGGCAAAAGACTCGCTGAAAACAGAGAGAGTGAAGGAACTAAAGGCAAGAGAGGCGCAACAGCGAGAACAGAAAAAGAAGACATCAGCCGATGTCAAACCGTCCACCTCCCGCGTAGAAACGGGCGGCGACGATTCCTCGGATTCCGACGGAGGTCGGAACTATGTGAGGAAGATGAAAGAGAATCGTTTTCGCTTGCAAGGATTGGCCCCCAAGTCCCCGTAAAGAACGCAGCTTATTCTGTACGGGGTAGTGCAACGCAAGGAGAACGGCTATGCAGTGGTTTTATCAGTTACCCCGTTCAGGTTATCTTCACGAAGATAAGCTGTCCGAGAAACTCAGGTACTATCTCACCCCGGAACTGAAGTTCCGCCAGTTCTGCGATCTCAAGGAGGCTTTCGGCAAGGGACAGGGCGATACTGTCGATTACCGGATCGTCACCAACCTCACCAGCGGCGCAGACGTAATGGGCCTTCCCGAGCATCAGCTCATGCCCGAAGACGGGTACTATGTGAAGACCGCTCAGTTATGCTTGAAAGAGTATGGCAACAGCGTCCCCTTCACCGGCAAGGCAAAAGTGCTCTCAAAGTGGGATGTCGAAGACATCATCCGCAAGTTGCTCGCGCGTGATGCCGCAAACACCATCGACTCCGTTTGCGAGATGGAGTTCGACCAGACCCTCTGCCGGTATGTCGGCGTAACCGCAATTCACGGTCATTGGTTCCGCAACGGCTGGCCCGGAATCCAGAACGGTCACGGTCTCCACGGTTATCATGTCAAGGAGATCATCGACGACATGAGAACAAGGGATGTCCCGACGTATGATTCCAACGACTATGTGTGCCTCGGCACAACCTTCGCGCTCCGCCACCTCAAGGACGAGCTGGAACCCTACAACTACTACACCCAGGATGGGCGCAAACCCATTCTCAACGGCGAAGTAGGCCGCTATTACGGGTGCAGGTTTGTAGAGACCAACCACGGTATGAGCGCGGCGAACTTCACCCAGGGTCTCTCCTCAGAGGCGTATTTCTTCGGTTCCGACACCGTGATGGAGGCCATCGCGGTTCCCGAAGAGGTGAGGGTAAAAGAGACAACTGACTACCGTCGGCGTCAGGGTCTCGCATGGTACATGATCGCTGGCTGGAAACTTCAGTGGGGCGATCGCCGGGAGGCCAATGCAGATTGGCATCAGTCCAGAATCGTAAAGTGGGATTCAGGAACCGGCTCCAACAGCGCGTCTGCCTCCACCTACTCACGGTCTTACAACTCGTATCATTCCGAGTCAGAGTCCGTCGGGTGGTGCATCTCTCAGGGCTAACCTGATACAAACACAGGGGGGCTCCTCCCCCCTTCTTTGCGAGGTGAGACATGGTAGACACCGCCAGACGATCACTTGAAAGGATTTTCCAGTTTTACCGGGAAGGATACACCCTTGCCAACGCCATATCCGCAGCCGCATTGACCACGGAAGCCCTCGCCAGGGCTCAGGAGATGTGGCAGAGGTTCTGCTCCGATAAGTACGCAGACGGGATCTGACAATGACCTATGCCCAACTGATAACGGATATCGGTAAGTGGATGAACCGCACACGCGGGGAACTCGACACGATAGCCGCGCAGCAGATCATCGAGAGCCAGTACGAGCTTGAGAAGAAGTTCCCCCTATGGTTCCTGACCGACGAGTTTTTCTCCACGATCCTCGCGGGGAGAAGCTCGATCCTTCTCCCGAACTTCACGATCAGGGTGATAGACGCCTCGATGGAAGACTCGCAGGGGGTCAGATATCCCTTTCATTTCACAACCCTTTCTGAGTTAAGGGAGAACTATCCCTTCAGCATGGCCCTGACCCCGGAGACGGGAATGCCTGCAATGGGAGCAGTCGTCGGTCATGTCGTGGAGTTCGGCCCGCAGGCGGACGATACCTACACCATGCGGTATCGGCTCTGGCATCATCTTGACCCGCTCGATCTTGTAGTCAATACGAGCAACGAATGGACTACCCTGTACCTCGCCACGCTGCGGTATCACGTCCTCTGCGCCCTCTCGGCGTACATCAAGGACGACCCGCGAATCTCCGTGTGGGAACAGCGATTGACTGAGTGCCTGTCTGATCTGGAGTCCGAGGTGATGAGGATGAATACGCCGAACATCTCGACCATGACCGCAGAATCGGAGGACATCTATTGAGCAACCCCGTTGATTTCAGCGTAAAGCCTTTCGCCCGTGGCGTCCTGAAAGACATCCCCTCTCAGTTCATGCCTATGGGCGGGCTCACGCACGGGCTTGGGGTGCGCATAGACGACGCCTACATCGAGAGGAGGAAGGGATTCCGCCGGGTTAGCGACTGCGAATGGGACAACTATATCCTCGGCATCGTCCAATATGTCGATCCGTATCAGATCCCCCACGTCTTCTTCGGGGATCGCTATTATCTTTACCACATAGGCTACACCGACATGCGGTATTGGGACGACGCTTATCCCTGGTGGGATGTCCCCGGCCATATTTGGGACTGCATGGAAGGCGGCATATATTATCAACTGTCTCCCTGGGGCGCGACTCAGGTCTGTCCCACGTCGAGCAGCTCGTCTTATTCCGCGCCAGCCTCGCCTTCAACATCAACGTCGCCTTCAGCCTCTCCTTCGGTATCTCCCTCCGTTTCCCCTTCGCCCACCCCGGCATCGTCCAGCAGTAGTTCATCCGAGTCCTGCACCCTGGACGTATATCCCTTTACCGGCAGGGATCACATGGATTCAAACGGGGAGACCTCGACCTGGATATTCACCAACTTCGCGGGAAACATAATCGCCACGAACTACGACGATCCTATCGTCCTGATCCGGGGCTACGCCTACGACCGATACGAGAACCTGAATTGCATGGGCCTGCATGCCAGGATCGTAGACAACTTCCAAAATCACCTTATGGCCCTGAACACGATCGACACTATTGATGGCATGGTGGTGAACAGGATATGGTGGAGCGGCCTCGACGACGCCGAGGATTGGGACTACACAAGCCTCGCAAGCGAAAGCGGCTTCGTAGACCTGGAACCCTCCTCCATGCCTATCACCGGCGGGGCCAAACTCAGGGACTCTTACATCGTCTACCAGGGCAATATGATCCACCAGCTCAACTACGTCGGCGGGACGAATATCTTCTCCCGTCAGGTCATCAACAACGAGATCGGCTGTCTCACGAAGGGGCTGCTCTGCGGGGACGGGGACAAGCACTTCTTCTTCGCGCAGAACGACATCTGGATGTTCGACGGGTACAACTTCAAGCCCATCGGTATCAACAACAACGAGTACATATACAAGGGGCTGAACAAGGCGCAGATGTCCAGGGCTTTCTCCTTCATCGACACGAATACGAACGAGGCCCACTTCTTTATCCCTTGGTATTCGGACATCCCGAA